CCATATGCAGTGCCTGTGGATAAGTGTGTACAAAGTTTAACTACCCCTGCATCTCATGCAGGGGTCACTGCATCTCATGCAGTACCCCCTGCACATGGTGCATACCTAAAGAAACAAGATCTTTCTCAAGAATTTATTCATAAAAAACAAAACAAGGGTCAACCCCCTGTTGCTGTTTCTGTTTTTTCTGAAACCCAAGAAATCAAAAACCATATAGCCCAAACCCTAGCTAACCGGAAAGAATCCATCCCAGACCATCTTGTCGATGAAATAATTTTTTACGTGGGAATCCACCTTGGTTATGATGCGGTTGTTAAAAAAGTAAATGTTGCTTTGAAGCTTATCCGTGAGAGCCGATGGAATACACCACACGGGTACAAAGGCATTACATCAAAATCAATTCGTGAAAAGGAAGAGCGCGAACAAAAGTCAAAACATGAACAATATCAGCAGGAAGCCCGGGCATTTAGTCGCATGGCGGTCGCTGTATCTAATTTGCCTGTACCGTCATCAATAGATGAATATAGAAACCGCGCAAATATCCACAAACCTGCTGTTAATTTAGAATTAAAGTCACAAAATGATGCGGCGCGCCAATTAATGATGAAGTCTTTGGGTATGCGATAGGGGAATGCGTCAGGCTTAATTTAAGACCCAATAGCGCGTATATAAATTTTATGGTATTGTGCGTAGGGATTTTGAATTAGATTCAATCTAGGCTGTTTAAATTCATTTTTAGGGGTATGTTGCATGCTACAAGGAAGAGTCAAGTGGTTTGACGATAAAAAAGGGTTTGGATTTATAGCGGCAGAAGGCCAAGATTATTTTGCGCATTTCCGTGAAATTACAAGCAAAGGGTTTAAAACTCTAGCGGAAGGCTCACAGGTTAGCTTTACTCCAGAAAAAAGCGAAAAAGGCTGGACGGCTAAGAATATTGCGGTTGCTGAGGATGTTGAATCTTAGCCCCTTTGCTTTTTGCAACAAGCGCAACTATCCAGGGGCGTGGGGTTTGTAGTTTTGTTTGGGGTGAATGGCATTAGAAATCTGTGACCTTTTATCCAACATCGAAGTGCATTTAACATCTTGAGTCCTCCTTGACTTTTGTTAACCCCAGTTACCCGGGAAGCGATTCTTTTATAATTTCTTGCCAATCCCGCGCACCGATTTTTTATCCCGTAATTCTAAAATAACGTCAATCATATTTTCTATTTCCTTAAGCGATATCGTGCAAAGCCCCATTAATGCATCAAAAATGTCTTGATCGCAATTAGCCTTGTTTAAAGCCTCGAATATGGCCTTGGACTCTTCACTTGGTTTGTTCATGCTTTAGCCCTCATATAACACGCCAAAAACGCCCGGCAATATTCCGCCATTGCATCAATTGCACATGGATGGATGCGCTCATCTTTAAACATCTGGCCTGATTCCAAATTGTCAATATGCAAGTCATAACCGAATTTCTTATTTTTTACAAGCCAGACGCTGAAATCCTCGCCCATTAGGTCATAAATGTTTAGGTCTGTTAGTGATTTTGTGCAATCATCCATTTCGTTTAACCCCAGTTCCGTGTGGTCTTCAGATTGTAGCATTTTGGCGGTTGTCATTGTTGTCTCGTTGTTGTTATCTGAAAACAAGTATAGCGCAATGTTTATTGTAGCGCAAGTCTTATTGCAATAATAATTACGCTGTTTTATCCACAATTTCTGTTGATAACTTTGGTACTAGCATATTTGCGTAATTTAAGGCAAAATCAAACTATAACCACACAAGGAGTGTTTAAAATGCCAGATGTAAAGGATTACACCACCGAAAAAGAATACACACACTATAACGGCGTGCCTTCAATGTATGGCAAGATTGTTGATGAGCAATGCCGTATGCAGCCTAAATATTGCGAGCCCGGTGAAGTTGGTGCGGATATGAAGGGTGAGAAAAGAAATGAGCAGGCTGGTCCATAATTAAAGGTATCGACACTATAATGGCTGATAAGGTATATAATCAATCAATGTGTGATGAGGCTGAGCAGTTATTGGCAGCTGGCAAAAGCATTGCGCGCGTCGCGACAAACCTTGGTGTATGTCGCGATACTATTTATGATTGGCGAGATAAGCATCCTGAATTTGCAAAGGCTTTGAAAGTTGGAAAAGATGCGTCTCAAGCTAAATGGGAAGACATAGGCCAAGATGGAGTCTGCGGAGATATAAAAAATTTTTCAGCGACGGCCTGGATGTTTACGATGAAAAACCGCTTTAGAGATGATTACAAAGAAGACAAAGAAGTAAAAGGCGGCAGTGAAACATTGGTCGAGAAATTGCTTAATAAACTTACCGATTAGCATTTGCGGGTGATTTTGGCTCGCTGTGGGGTGAGTCATGAAGAGGCGAAGACGTAAATTATGCTGGACAGCTTTAAAGATGTTGGGCGTATTAACTCTTTGCTACTTGCAATCTTTGTGGCCATCTTATGGTATGCCCGCTTTCCTTCAAGCCTCGCTATGGATATTATATTCAGCACAGATATTGATATTAAGCTGTAGGTTGTTTGGGATTAAAATTAAATCGTTGTTTGATATTGTGACGCTTATGTCTATAAAGAAGTAAAAGGATTTAATGTCAGAAGATATGCTAATTAAAGTGCTGCAATCATTGCCGCTCTTTGCTAAAAACTTCCTCAAAATTAGAACTAAATCAGGGCGTATTGAGCCATTCATATTCAATCGAGCTCAAGAACACGTCCATGAAAGATTAGAAACCCAAAAACGTGAAACAGGAAAAGTGCGCGCACTGATTTTAAAAGGGCGGCAGCAGGGATGCTCTACCTACGTTCAGGCACGCGACTTGCATATCGTATGTACAACTCGCGGCAAAAAGGCCTTTATCTTAACGCATGAGGCGGAGGCTACGAAAAATCTCTTTGAGATGACTAAGCGTTATATCGATAATATCCCTGATGGCCTGATACCTACACCCGATAACTCAAGCGCTAAGGTTTTAAACTTCAATACGCTTGACTCGGGTTATGCGGTAGGTACGGCAGGTAACAAATCCGTTGGGAGATCGCAAACAATACAAGTATTCCATGGTTCAGAGGTGGCTTATTGGCCAAATGCCGAAGACCATGCGAAGGGTATATTGCAAGCGATATCAAGCGAACCCGGTACGGAAATAATACTTGAATCTACGGCAAACGGTATTGGCAATTACTTTTATAATATGTGGATGGCAGCCAGCACCGGGCAATCAGACTTTCAAGCAATATTCGTGCCGTGGTATTGGCAGCCAGAGTATCGCGATACAAATTATACGGGCGCTATACATTTATCCGATGATGAAGACGAGCTATACACACAGCATGTTAATGATGGGTTGACGCGTGAGCACTTGCTTTGGCGGCGTAAAAAGCTATTGGAATTTAGTAATGATTATGAAACCGCACGCGAGTTGTTTGGGGTTGAATACCCGATGACCGCACTTGATGCGTTTCGAAACCCTGTGGCCGATAGATTTATTAAAGCACCCATGGTATTACGCGCTCGTAAAAACCGGGTTGAATCGACCTCTCCTTTGGTAATTGGCATTGACCCGGCAATATCTGACAATGATAGAACGGCAATAATTCGCCGCCGTGGTCGGTTATCCTATAATCTTGAAACACATTTTAATCTCAATACGATGGAGCTAGTAGGCTTAATCAGGCGCATTATTGACAAAGACCGCCCATCTAAAGTTTGTATTGATTGTATAGGCATAGGTGCGGGTATAGTCGATAGATTGCTGGAAATTGGCTATGATGTGGTTGAGGGCGTAAATGTTGCGCGCTCGGCTAACGATAAAGATAAATTTAGGAATCTCAGAGCCGAACTTTGGCATGATATGCGAGAATGGCTGGCGCAAGAAATGGTAGTGCAAATACCGGATAGTGACGAGCTATTGGGGGATTTAACAAGCCTTGGGTATAAATTTGATAGTTCGGGGCGCTTGTTAATTGAATCGAAAGAGGATTTACGAAAGCGCGGCATGAAATCCCCTGACACGGCAGACGCACTTGCATTAACATTTTACGTGGGCGACTATTACCAACAAGGCGGTTATACTGTCAATAAGTTGTCGGAGCGTACAGCGGGGATGTTGATCTAAACACTGCATACAAGGATTGTATAATGGCACGAAAAAACGAGAAAATTGCACGCCGCGCACGCATCGCTTGTGAAAAATGGCGCGAAAATTTCAAATACAATATTGATTTATATCATACAATGCACACCTTTGTTCTAGGTCAACAATGGACTGATGACGAAGAAGATGAGATGATAAAAACCTTTCGCAAAGTACCACTTCAAGCTAATCATTTATCCGCCATGTCAAACTCAATGTCCGGTGAGCAGCAACAAAACACCCCGCAATTACAAGTAGTGCCAATGACCAATTGCGATGACGAGA